GGGTTGTGGCGAAGCCGGAGCGGGCGAAGCGGTTGGCGGCTTGGCCGAATCTCGCCAGTGCGTTTTTGCGGAATTCGATAATGTGCGCTGGGAGATTCACGAAAATGAAAATGAGGGGGCTGGGTTCGAGCCGCCATAAGAAACCCAATTTGCCGAAAAGGCGTGGCCGTTTACAGACACCGTCGTCTCTGAGCAGGATGCACTGGGAAAGCAGCACCCATCGGTCGGGCCAAATTGCCAAACATCGAAAGCATTATCGCCGACGCCGCAGAGGGTTTTTGCCGTAGAATCCCAAGTGAGTTGAGCAATTTCCGAATATTCAAACAATACCTGCCAGCCGTTAGAGTTTTGAATCCAGTCTGATGTCGGCCAACCGCCTGGAGGGTTGTAAGAATTAAATGTCACCGTTCCCGTAGTCGCTGCGTCCAAAATATCACTCAGCGGAACTCCGTTAATTAGCACACCTGCGACGCTCACACACTCACACCCCCCACAACACGCGCACTCGACGGCGCGGAGGCCGCCGTCGGTTTTGATTTTGATGGCTCCAGAGGATGTGCGGCCGAGTGTCATAGGAATTTAACCACAGAGGACACAGAGGACACGGAGAGGAAGGCACATAGCTGGGCTGGGATCATTTCAAATCCTCCGTGATCTCCGTGCTCTCCGTGGTGAAAAATTTCCGGTTTCGCATTAGCATTCCTCTGTGGCGAGCCAGGTGAGCGCGCCATCCACCGCGCCGAGGACATAGGTGCCGGTTGTGGGGAGGTCAGGGAGTGGATACTTAAGGGCGACTTTGCGTTGCTGGTGTCCTCCGATGCCGGTGGTGGTGGTGACCTCGAAATGGTCGGCGGAAAAATCCTCCGTGGCAAATACGAAGTTTTTGTCGAGGTCGTTTCCTTTCAACGAGTAGGGATAGCCACCACTTGCAGGGTTCGGCGCGGTCTTCGCCAGTGCATCGAAACTCAGCGGGGGGTTCTGGCTCATTGTTGCGGATATGCGACTGCAACGGTGGCTTTTGTTATTGAATAAACCACCTCGACCTCTTCAACGGAACCGAAATTATTTATATTGATATTTGTTATTCGTATTTGCTTGGATATTTGACCTGAAAGAGAAGGATCGGACGGCGGCGAAAAAACTGAAATGATTTCACCGCTTTGGTTTCTGACAAATAATTCCGGGGCGGTTGGCACTGAGCTGCTGCCTTTGGGTCGCATTTTTTTTAAATAAGCAACTTCAAAAATGTAACCTTCAAAGGTGCTGTTTCTTACAGAAGGCTGATAAATTGTTTCTTGGTAATTTAAATTTGCGACAATGCCGAGATCAATTTTGCTCAGTCCGAAAATTATTGTCGAATAATTTAATCCATCCTGTGCGTTGATAATGGCTGTGTATAAAGCTCTCAATTTCGATAAATCGTCACCACTAAGACTCTCGGTAGAGAACCCAAGTTGCCCGAGAATTATTTCTTCCGGACTTCCGGGATTGCTCGCGGCGGAGAGAAAAGTTTGCATGGATGCAATGGCGTCGTCACGCGACACTGGATTTGGGGCAGGCGACCATGAGGTGATTTTTACTTCGATAGCTCCAACTTGGTAATTTTTTTGGACAAAAGTGCTCTGGTCCCAGATGTCGTAGCCTGTCGCGGTGATCCGCTCGAATCCATCCGTGCCTACAGAGACCACGGGCTCGGGAAAAATCTCGATTTCGCCGAGGCTGGTAGGGATCGATGTGGGCAACTCTTCGGAGCCGACAGGGCGGATCCACTCGGCCGTGGCGGAAAAAAGTCCGCCGAGGTTGCGCTGTTCGTTTACGCTTTGGAGGAAGAGTTGTTGGTTATTTGCCGAGTAGAGGGTCATGCCAGAGCGTGCGTTGGGAGTTTGTTGCTCAAGGTGGTGAGGAGGTTTTTGATGTCGCCGACGAGGCCGGTGAGGCCGCCGGGGGAATTGTCTCCCGAGCCGCCGGAGCCGGTCGCGCCGGAGAGGTCGAGCTTGATGGGCTTCTCGAGTTCGGCGCGGATCGTTTTGATCGCGTCGCCGGCATCGAGGGTGAGCTTTTGGGCGGTGCTGGTGAATTTATCTAGGGAGGTTTTGAGCGGGGCGGTGTCGGCGTCGAGGGGGACTTTGGCGGTCTTTTTCGAGAGTTCTTCGATTTTCTTCTCAGCAGGCTTGGTGTCGGCGTCGGCGGTGACGGTGGCTTTTTTGCCGTTGTTTTTAAGGATGGCGTTGAGGGCTTCCTTGGCGGCTTCGGCATCTTTCACGCCGAGGGATTCCACGATCATCTTGGTGCGCTTCTCGCCGACGACGCCGTTGAGGGCGGCTTTGAGTTCATCCATCTTTTCGAAACCTTGCGTCTCGAGGAGGGCCTTGGCGGTCTTGGTTCCGGCAAAGCTGTCGAGCTTGCTCTTGGCGCGATCAATGTCTGTCTCGCCGGTGATCTGGAGAGCGAGTTGTTTCTGCGCCTCGGTTGGGATGCCTTCGAGGTTGGCTTTGACCTCCTCGAGGCTGCGCGCTCCGATCGTTTCAAAGCTCGCTTGGAAGTTCTTGTTGATCGTTTCCATGTTCTGGAGGGTGGCGAAGGCTTCGTTGAGGTTGTCTTTGCCGGTCACTTCCATAGCGACAGCGATGGCCTTCGGGTTGGAGTTGGCAGAGATTTCGGCGAGGAGGTCTTTCCATCGGGTGTCGTCCACTTTGGTCGTGATCGTGACGATGGCGCTTCGGTCGCCGATGGCGGCGGCGGCGGATTTGGCGTTGACGAAATTCGTGGCGAGGCGGCCTGCTTCGTCGGCATTGAGTTTGAGCTTGGATTGGTATTCCTCGGTGAGCTTGGCGATCTCCTGCTGGTCCTCGAGGCGCTTCTTTTCGTTTTCGAGGGTCTTGACCAATTCCTCGTTCCCGGCGGCTTTAGCTTCGTTGATGGCAGTCTCGTATTCGACGAGCGCGAGGGCGTTGGCTTTTTCAACCTCGGCGGCGGCTTCGGCTTCTGCGCGGATTTCGGCGCGCTTGGCGAGTTCGGCTTCGGTTTGAGCGGTGGTGGCGGCGCGTTGTTCGTTTGTGGCGGCGACTCGCGTGGCGATTTCTGCCTCGATGTCGGCGACTTTTTTGGCTTGGTCTCCGGTGTTGAAAAACTCGGTGTTGGCGTCCGCGAGGTTTTGCTTAAAACGATCGACGCTCCCCGCGAGATTAGTGCCGATGTCTTCGGCGGCGAGTTCAGCGGCGACGGGGATGCGTTGGAGAGCGAGTTCAGCGGAGGTGGCTCCGGCCTCGGCGCTCTGTTTGAGGCTTTCGGCCATGCCGGAAAACATCGGCCCCATGCCTGCGAATGTGTCGGCGAGTGACCCGGCGACTTTTTCTTTCACATAGCCCGCGACGAAATCGAACGCGGACTTGATTACCATGAGCGTGGGGCCATCGGATCGAAAGACATTGGCGATGATTTCGGCGACGGTATCAAAAGCTGCAGAGAAAATGTTGATGATCGAGTTGCCGGTCTGCATGACTTGGAGCTTTGCGGACTCAAAGAAGGCTTTGAAGGCGAGGCTGATTTCGCCGACCGAGATGGCATCCACAGCGGACTGAAATCCCTTCATCGCATCCTGCCCACCAAGGAAGGCGTCGGCGAGGTCTTGGCCGATCTTGGCGGCGTCGATGCGGGAGAGCGCGGTGGTGATGGCGTCGATGGCGGGGAGGGCTTTGTCGAGGATGCCTGCGGCGAAGTCGCGGACTTTCTCACCGATGGTTTTGAAGCGGTCTGAAACGGCGTCGAAGGTGGCGTTGCGGCGGTCCATGATCTCCGCCATGGAGCCGACGGTGTCGCGGGCTTCGGAGAGGTTGCCGTCGAGATTGGTGAGGAGCGGGAGGAGTTCGGCACCGCTCTTGCCAAAGACTCCCATGGCGGCGGCAGCGCGCTGGGTGGGGTCGTCGATCGATTGGATGCCGGAGGAGAGGATTTTGAATTGCTCTGTGGGGAGCTTGCCTTCGAGTTCCTCGACCTTCACGCCCATCATGGCGAAGGCATTCGCGGCCGTGCCGGAGCCATCGCGGGCGTCTTCGATGTTCTTCTGCATCTTGGCGATCGAAGATCCGACTTTGTCGGCACCGATGCCGGAGTTGTCGAAGGCGCGCTCGAGGATGAGGAGCTTGCCTGCGGTCTCGCCGGTGCTGGCGGAGAGGTCGGAGAGGCGGCCGCCGAGGTCGAGGGCTTCCCCGAAGCCTTGGATCACATTGCGGGCGGCGGCGAATCCGGCATTCACCACTCCGGTAAAAGCTTTAACGGCGAGTTCGCCAACGGCGACGGCACCAGCCATTCCAACAAAAGATTGGCCGAAACTCTCCGCCGAGTTCTTGGTGTTGGATTCGAGATTCTTAAGCGAGCCTTGAATCTGGCGAAGCCCTTGCTCGATGCCGTCGGTCTCGGCTCCGATTTTGACTGTGATTGCGGATCCTTCGGCCATGGTTATGCGGTGGCTTTGATGCCAGGGTATTTGGCGGCGATGTCGCTGGTTTTTTGGAAGACTCCGAGGCGGAGGTTTTTCTTAAAGAAATTCGTGCGGCCGCGCATGGCGGCGCGGATGGCATCGCGCACGCTCGGCGTGTAGGTGCGGGAGTTGGTGAGTTCTATGAAAAAGCCAGCGCCGTCTGTCTTTTCGGTGCCGGTGGCATTCTGCGGGTAGTCGCCGCCGGTGGTCTTGGCCTTCTCGACATAGGCGGGGACGCTTATCGAGATACCGAGCGATTGGGCGACTTGCATCCAGCTCTTTTTTGCGAGGCCGCGCGCTTCTTTGCGTTTGGCAATACTGCTTTTGATCTGCTTCTGAATCCCGGCCCAGATGGCATCGGGGAGTTTCCAGCCTTTCGGCGCGGAGGCACTCCCCGGCATGAGGTAGGTTTTGCCGTTGTAGGTGCGGGCCACGGTGCCTTGAACGCGTGCCGTGATAAGCTTGACCTGGGCCGCTTGGGTTTTCTTAAGCGCCGCCTCGAGGATGCTCTTGGTCTCGGCGCGGATGATGTCTTGAAACGACGCGCCGGTGATCTTCGACATCTCCCGCATGGCGCGGGTGAAGTCGCTGGCGACGATATTTAGACTAGCGGAGGCTTTAGGCATCGAGGTTTTGGAAAGCGGCTTCTATGGCTGCGAGGGAGTCAAAATCGGTGGCTCGGTTGTTGCGGCCCCAGACTCGCTTGCGGCCGTGCGCGAAGTCATCGGCGTGGAGGATTTGAAGGCCCGCTGCGAACGGGAGGTCTTCGAGGATTTCGCGGAAGCCCCAGCCGGTGATCTTGGCGATGCGGTAGACATAGCTCGCGAGCCAACCGGGGCTGTTTAGTTTCCCGCCGAATCCTTCGCGCCGGGCTGGCTGGAGTAGGATGCGAAGTATTCGTTCGTGCGCTCGAGGCAGAGGCTTTGGAGGTCGGCGATCTCTTGGGCGCTGGGAGATTGTTTTTCCATCCAATCGTCCACGGCGGAGGCGAAGCGGGAGAAGTCGTTGACGACGGCGCGGACGGTGGCCTTGGGCGCTCCGTGAATGAAGCCGAAGCCGCTCGCTCGCCACATGATGTCCATGTCGGTCGTGAGGATTTTGTTGCGCTGCATCCATGAGATTTCCAGCGCGGCGGTGGGGCGGAGTTCCCAGCGGGAGAGCTTCTGCGGGCCGCTGGTCATGGCTTGCTCGCGCAGGACTTCGTCGTCGGTTTCGAGGGTTTCGTTCGTGGTGGATTTGTCGTTGTTTTTTTTCATAGAAATTTTGCGAATCGTTTTTTGTCTGCTTCGGTGGCGTTTTCGGAGATCGAGACGATTTTCCCGTTTCGCTCAAAGACGAGTTGGCGCGGGGTGGCTTTGACCACCGAGACGAGCGTGTCGCGGTTGCGGAGGGCGGCGAGGATGTAGGCGACGGGGTGCTCTGGGTTTTTTTCAAGGAAGATGTCGGCATCGCGGAACCACTCCATGACCTGGTTGGCTTGCTGGCCGGAGGTCGGATGGTTGGCCAAGAAATGGAAGACGGTCGTCTCGTCGCCGGAGTCGCGGCGGATGCGAGTGGCGGGGGCAGCGGGGTTCTCGGGTTCGAAGCCGAGCGTGAGGAGGATCGTGGCGAGCTTGAGATCGCGGGTGCTGAAAACAGCGAGAGGTTTTGTCGTCATTTGTCGTGGGAGGCCCGGAGCGGTGAATCACTCCGCTCCGGGCTCGGGGTGCGGGCTTGGGGCTTAGGAAGCCGTCATCGTGGTCTGGTAGGAGCGGGCGGTCAGAGAGACGGTCTCAAATTGTTCCGCCGCGAAGTTCGAGGTCAGGCCAGCGCATTCCTTCGATCGAGATTTCTTGGATCGGCTCGGCGACGGCGACGGCGACTACGCCGCCCTGGTCGTCTTTTACCTCGGTTAGTCCTGCTGTCTCCGAGACCCCAAATGAGGTCACGATTAAGCCCGACACGGTCGGCGTTCCATATTCTGCTGTGGAAACTGCGGATGAGCGATAGAGAGTTGCGGCCATGGTAGTGGTGGTGGTGGTGGTGGAGTTGGGTTGGTTGCGGGTTTCGGAGAGGGGGCGCGTGTCAAATGCCGGACGCGGTGAATGCGAAACTCAGCGCGGCGGTGGTGACCCACCGGCCGTCGGATTGGCTGTCGTCGACCGAGCGGAGGTCGGCCCCGGCGAGGGTCAGCGCGGGCGCGAAGGCGTCGGCGAGATCGGTTGCGGCGAGGAGGGATGAGCGAAGGGATTCGGCGAGTGCGGTGTGGGCTTCGAGGGAGTTCTCGAGGACGGCGGGGGTGACGAGGACGATGCTCGCGGTGGCTTTGTAAAAACCACGCGCCACGGCTTCGGTGCTCTCGCACCCGGCGAGGAGGACGCTTTGGTCCTGCGGGATCGTCTCGGCGCTCTGGCCGGTGTGACACGGGATGCCGTCAAAGGCTGGCTGGGCGCGGAGCCACGCGGCGAGGGAGGTTTCGACGGGGATGTTCACGCGGCTCCTCCTGGCGACATGGTGGCGAGGTATTCGCCGGGGGCGTGGGTCTCGGAGACCTGCGAGATGAAGTAGGTCTTGGCGCTGAAGGTGACGGCTTCGCCTCGGCGGGGTGGCGATTGCAGGTCGGCGGCGAGGAATCGGATGGAGAACTCGCCGCCTTGGCGGAGGCCGCCGGTTTCGAGGTCGAGGCCGATGGCGACGGGGGCGAGGCAGACGACGATCTCAGCCTGGCGAAACTTGACCGGCGTGCCGTGCGCGGCTGGGCGCAGTTGCGCGGAGCGGAGAGCGAGGGCGTTGCGAGATGCGGGCGACACGCCACTGGGCGCGTGTCAAAAGAAAAGCCCCCGGCAGGAGTGAGACTGCCGAGGGCTTTGTGCGGGTGCGGTGCAGGTAGCGGCCGCGGACTGGTTATTTCTTTTTGGGCTTTGGCGACTCTTCTTCGGCTTCCACCTCAACGGCGGGAGCGGGCGAGGATTTGGCGATGTGGCGCTTGAGGGTGTCGCCGAGGGAGACGACGAGCGTTTCGTCTGCGGTCAACTCGCCGGCGACTTGTTTGGCCTTGAAGGCGGCGAGCTGGTCGGCGAGCGGGACACTCGGAAGGGCTTCGACCTTCCAAGTGTTGCCGGTGCGGGTGAGTGAGAGGCCGAGGCGCATTAGACTTAGGCCGAGACGATGCGCTTGAGGGCGGCGGCGTGGCCGAGGGCGTAGCCGTAGTTGACCTCGATGACCGATTTCTCGGTGTCGGTGTCGGGGTCTGCCCAGCTGCGGTATTCGATTGTGAGGTTGGTCTCGGGATCGACGGCTGTCTCGTAGGCTGTGAGGTTTTTGAGCACACCAGCCGAGGGCTTGATGGGCGAGAAGGCGACCAAGATCGCTTCGGGGAGGGCGACCATGCCGACGAGGTTTTGGCTGTTGCCGGGGATCAGGTTCGTGCCGATGACATCGAAGCCAGCGATCTGCGGGAGGCGTCCGTTTTGGATCGCGGTGGCGCTGCCGACTGCAGCGGCGTTTTTGATCGCGCTGTCCTTGAGGAGTGCGCCTTCGTAGGCGTTGTCGAGGATCATGACGCGGCTGGACTTGGACCATTTGGCCTGATCGAGCGCAGTCTTGATGGTGATGAGGTCATCCGAATCGAACGCGGAAGCCGCGCCGGTGTGGATCGCCGTGCCATAGTTGGCGAGTGTGACGATTGAGAGGATGTCCTTGAGGATGTCCTCGGCGAGTTTGCGGCCTTTCAAGAATCCGAGTTGCTCAGGGTTGAAGTAAGGCTGGCGGGCGAGTTCGCTCGAGGTGAACGAGAGCGCTTGATACTTGCGTTTGTTGATCGTGATCTCGCGGGAGTTGATCGCGTTCGTGTCGCCGAAAGAATAGGTGCCGTTGAAATCGCTCGTCGCGTCAGTGGCGAGAGGGAAGAATGGAACGGCGATCTTGTCGGTGCCTTGCAGCGGCACATCGTTGAAGACGCGCGAGAAGGAGTTGAGCGGGAGAAGCGACTCGCGCAGTGCGACGAGCGCGCTGTCGAGGACGACATTCAGTTTGAGTTCGGAGCTGATGGTGGTGGCCATATTAGTGGGTGGTTTGGATTAGGTGGTGGTTGGGTTTCGTGGAGTGGTGGGGTGTCAAACGCCATGCAGTCTCGAGTGGGCTTCGAGGGCTTTGCGGTTGGCGCGGAAAATCCGGGTCTTCTCGGCGCCGGTGGAGTTTTTCCACTGGTCGTAAATTGATCCGGAGTCTTGCACTTGATCGACGGCGGGAACGACGCGGGCAGGCGAGAGACCGAGGGAACGCTCGAGGCGGTCGAGGTCTTCGCACTTGGTGGCGAGTTCGCCTTTCACAATTTCCAAGCGGGACTCGATGGCTTTGGCGTGAGCTTCGGCGGCTTCGGCACGGGCGAGGATTTCGTTGTATCTAGCGAGGATCGCATCGGCGGCGCTGGCTTTCGCTTGAGGCTCGGCGGGAGCGGGTTGCTCTGGCTCGGGGGTTGGCTCGACTTCTGCGGGCTGCTCGGCGGCTGGCTCCGTGGAATCGGACGAATCAGACGGAGTGGACGAATCGGCGGATTCGCTGACGACGGTGGCGGCTGGCTCCTCGATGACTTCGGGAGCGGTGGGCTCTTGGGTTTCGGGCTGGGTCATGCCCTGCGCGAACTTGTCAAATCGGGCGCGGAGTTGGGCGGGGGTTGCGGTGGCTGCGGCGGCGACGCCTTCCTCGATAGCGTCGGCAAATCCGAGGGCTACGGCTTCTACGGCATCCAGCCAGGTTTCGGCGTCCATCATCTCGGCGATTCGGTCAGCCTCCATGCCGGTCTTACGGACATAGGCGTTGCGGAGATTGACTTTGAGTTTGTCGAGGAGGTCGGCTTCTTTGCGGAGGTCTTTGCTCTCACCCATGCTGACGGTCCACGGGTTGTGGATCATCAAGAGGGCGTTGTCGGCCATGTAGACTGGCTGGCCTGCCATGGCGATGACCGAGGCCATCGAGGCGGCCATGGCGTCGATGTGGACGGTCAAGCCGCCTTCGTGGCGGCGGAGGGCGTTGTAGATGGCCGTGCCTTCGATGACGCTGCCGCCGGGCGAGTTGATGCGCAGGTGGATGTGCTGGCCGGAGAGTTTGCCGAGGTCAGCGAGGAACTCTTTCGAGCCTGCGCCAAAAGCACCGATCTCGTCGTAGAGAGTGACGGTGGTTTCGTTGTCTGCGGTTTTTTCCAGAGCATAAAATTTCGGGGTGGATGTGGGTGTGGTCATGGTTCGATGGGTGTTGAATCTTCGGGGAGAGGTGGCGGCGTCGGTTCGTCCGGAGCGGCGAGGCTGTTGGTGAGAGTGATCGGTGAGCGGATTGGGTTTTCGCTCCACTCGCTGAGGACTTCCTCGCCCATGACGGGCAGCGCCAGCATCGTGCGGACGGAGGTTTCGACTTCGCGGGATGGAGTGATGACGCCGGCGCGGACGGCTGCGCCGATGGCGTCGAGTTTTTCTTTGGCCTGCATGTCGAACATTTCGCCTTCTTGGAGTTGAGGTTGATCTTCGGAGTCGGCGGCATCCGGCTCGGCGGGTTGTTGCGCGGCGATGCCGTTGCGGAGGGAGTTCGGAAAGACCTGCGAAACATCGAGGCCGAGGGCGTCGCACTTGGCTTTGCGGCGGAGGTAGGTGTCGATGACATCGTCCTCTTCCTCGGTGGCGCGGAGGCCGAGCATGTTGTAGTAGCGGGTCGGGGAGAGGTGGCCCTTGTCGAGTTGTTCGCTGTAGGCGCGGGCGTCGCGGCCGCTGTCCACCGTGATCTTGCGCGGGGCGAGCCATTCGTGGCGCCACCAGTCGTCGCCGGGGTATTCGAGGCGACCGGCCTGCATTTCGTGCCACAACCAATATTTGTAAAACGGCCGGCAAAACTGATCGATGACCTGCTGTTGCAGGCGCTCGAGGAAGTTTTGGGTGACTTCCAAAACGGCGCGTTGCTCGGTTCCGGCGAGGCCGACATTGACCATCATGGCCTCGGGCGGGAGGCCGATGGCGAAGGCGACATCACTGCGGAGGGCGCGCATGACGGCCTCGTAGGTTTGGCCGGGGATGTCGTTTTTGAATGCTTCGAGTTTTTCGCCGGGCTTGAGGCGTGGGAGGAGGATGCCGTTCGGGAGGTCGCTGGTGGTGAGGTCGCCGACTTCGTTGCTGGTCGTTTTCATTCCAGCGCCGAGGCCGATTTTGGCGACTTCGGTGCTCGTGACCATGTAGCCGATTTGAGCGCCGGCCTTATACGCGCCCTTAACAAATCCGTTGATTTCGGAGATGTCGCGGAGGTTGGCGGCGGCAGAGTGAAACCACGAGACGCCACGGGGTTGGCCTTGGCGGCGGATGTGGCGGAAATGGAGGATGTCTTCGGCGGGAACGCGGAGGCCGTCTTCGCTGTTGAGCGTGTAGGCTACGGGCGCGCCGTAGCGGTCGAGGATGACGCCGTCGTGCGAATCGGTGGCGAAGGATCCGGCACCGCCGATGGACTCGCCGCCGAGGAATCGAACGCGGGCCGCGCCTTCTTTGGTCTGGAGGAATTGCGCGAAGAAGTCGCCGTCGATGGCGACCTGGCGGAGGATGAGAGATTGCGCGGTATAAAAATTTACCTGTGCGCCGGCGTCGAATGCCCAGGCTTCGGCGCAGTTGCGATCTTCAAAATACTGATCAACTTTTTTGTTCCACTCGGTGTTCGAGGTTTTGGGCTGAACGACGATGCCGGTGCCGATGGCGCGCTGGGCGAGGTGCTCAACGATGTAAGTGGCCTGCGGGGCGTTGTTGTAAAGCCAGCGCGAAACCTTGAGGATTTCAAGTCGGCTGTGCGCGGTGAGTTCGCGCTTTGGGTCGGTCGTCGGGACCCAAATCAAGCCACGATTTAGAGAAGGCTGGGCGGCTTCGAAGGCAGCGGCTTTGGCGTCGAGCTTGCGGGGGCGGCCTGCTCCGGGGCGGGTTCCACCCCAACTTGATTTTTTTGATTTCGCGGACACGCCCGAGGGCGCGTGTCAAATGGCGGTGCCGTAGCGGGAGCGGTCGGCGATGTTGAAAAGTTGGCGGCCGTTCGGACCTTCGGAGAGGATTTCTTCGAGGGCTTGGAGGAGGAGCCATTTTGGAAACGAGACCTGTCCGCTCGAGGCGGTGCCGTCGCCGGAAATGGAGGTGATGACGACCTCCTCGGAGGCGGAGAGAAACGCGGCGTCGGCGAGCGCCTGGAGTTCGGCGGTGTTCTTGGTGCGGCGAAGGTAGCTTTTAACGCCGGAGATTTTGTCGAGGTCGGTCACGCCTCGGCGGGCGTGTCAAAGATTAGGATTTAACCCCGGAGGACACAGAGAGCACGGAGGGGGAAAAGAAAAACCCGCCTTGGTGCGCTTCCGTGGAGAGGCGTGGCGGGTGTTGTTGAGGATTAGGCGGGAGTCAAAGAGGGATGAGGTGAATTTTGTTCGCTTTGAACTCCATGGCGAGTTCGTATTTTTGTCCGCCGCCGCTGTCTGGGAGTATCGACTCGATATATTTCCCGCGTGATTGGTCGCCTCGGGCGCGGTCGAGCTTGGCCCAACTCTCGGGCTGCATGGAGACGGAGCGCGTGACGGCGGTTCGGCCTTTGCCGGAGCCGAGCTTTCGGCCCGATCCTTTGCGCGGGCCGCCGTGGGTGGCGGGCTTTTTGCTCATGGTCTTGGGTAGTAGCCGGTGGGCGTGTCCACTTGGGTGAGGGGTGGATTCCTTTGCAGGATTTCGGCGGCCTGCGCGGGGGTGATTTCTTTTGAGACGACGGCTCGTGTGCCGATGGTTTTGAATTTGATTTCGGTTTTCATTTTGCTGATTTTTTTGAGGGCGTTGGTTGTTGTCTGCGCCATTCTTTGTAGGCTGCAGCATTGGCTTCGCGTTGCGTGTGAAACGGGCCAAAGTCTTCGCGCAAGGTGTTTTCTTGATGAATCGAGACAAAGATGCCTTTGGATGTTGGATATGTGTGGTAGTCGTGGCGATTGGTCATTGTTTTCATAATTTAATTTTTCGGTTTTTGGTTGGGTTGGTCAAGAGTAACGCGGGGATCGAACCCGCGCCGGGTGGGTTAGGCGAGGATTGCAGAGAGTGCGCGAATAATTCGCTCAATTAAAAACATGGAAAGCGGAGATAATATCGGGCCTAAAAAGCATCCGAGCCCATAAAATGCCAAGTCTCTAAAGCTCATTTTACCTCCTCTTCTTGATGACGAGCGGCGAAGTGCTCAGCGGCGGTTTTATTTCCTGCCGCGAGTGCCATGAAGTAACCGGCAGCGAGAACGCGAAGGGTTAATTCTTTTCCGGAGAATCCTTGAGCGGCGAATTTTTCAGTGAGGGATTGAGCGATTTTGGAGTTCATTTTTTGTCGTTGGTTTTTGGTTTGGTTCGTCAGGGGTTGTTCCCTTTCGATGATCAAACCCTAATCGCGCTCTTGGTTTTCGTCAACAATTTTTTTCAAGAAAATGAAAATAATTTTGGAGGCTTGCGGAGCCGCTTAAAACCTAGCGCGGCGGGCGGGGGTCATTTCGGTGAGCGCACCGAGATGATCAGTTTTTTTCAAAAGTGATCGCTCCGGCGAGGAGGAGGCGGTGGACGATGGCGTGGTTTAAGCGGACGGCGTCGGCGAAGTGGTCGTTGGGGACTTTGCGCCATTCGCGTCGGCCTTTTTTGTCGTCGGGGCGTTGGCCCATGAAGGCGCGGAGGAAAGCGTCGTCCGAGTCTTTGGGGAACCACAGGAAGGGGGCGGAGCGGTGTTTGATTTTTCCGTTGAAGAGCCAGACTTTGCTCCACCATTCGTTGACGGTGTAGAGGGGCAAGGCGGGGTAGTCTTTCAGAATCGATTCGGAGACGGTGCCCATGTTGGCATTCGAGCCTTTGGCGGGGTAGAGGAAGCCTTGAGTTTTCCAGCAAAGTCCGTAGACGGCGCCGGTGTTGTAGCCGGAATCGAGCATGCCGTGGGCTATGGTGGCCTCGCGGCCGGATGGGGTCTGGTATTTGAGCGATGCGGCGATGCCTTCGAGGTCTTCGATGCCGGTGGCGGTGCCGTAATCGATGACAAAGGCGGTGCCGTTGGCGGCCCATGCGACGGCGGCCCAGTGTTGGGTGTCTTGGCCGATGTCGGCGCCGAAGGTGATGATGAGGGGGTCGGTGGGGCAGGAGCCGCGTAGGTGCTGGCCTCGGCAGGCGAGGACTTCGGCGTCGGATGGACCGGAGGATTTGTCCACCCATCGGCGGGCGTTTCGCTTTTGCACGAATTGCTTGAGGGTGTCGGGGTCGCCGCTTTTCAAATCGAGGTCGGCTTTTGTCCATTCGACGGCGAGGGTTCCCCACGGAATCCACCAGACGGCGGCGGCATCGTAGTGGAAGGCGATGTGGCCGGGTGCGCCGGGGGAGGTGGTGAGGTATTTCGATGAAGTGGAGAGGGTGCGGCGGATGCGGGGGTCGTCGGGGTGGTCGTGCTGGCAGTGGGGGCAGACGAGCCGGGCGCTTTTGGCGACTTGCTCCCAGAGGATGTTGCCATTTGTGTCGGTGGGGCGGTCGAATTTGATGTGCTGGAAATCCCAGACGGTCCACTGGTCGCACTCGGTGCAATGCCAGGCGAAGTCTCGCTTTTCGCAGAGGTCTTCGGCGTCGTGGAAGTCGTCGCCTTCTTCGCCACCTTGGGAGACGAGGATGCAGCGGGCGTTCCAGCGGTCGTGGGTGCGGCGGCGGAATTCGCCGAGCATGCCTTTTTTCCAGCGCCAGACTTCGTCGCCTATATTCCAGCGGATGGATTTTTCTTGGAGCGAGGTTAAGTTTGCGCCGCCGATGAAGAGCGGCATGTGGGGGAAGAGGATTTCGGTTTTGCGCTTCTGGTGGCGGTCTTTTGGGAAGAGCTTAGAGACGGAGGGGATGGCTTCGAGCATCGGGGCGAGGCGGGACTCGGCCCATTGCTTGGCGGTCTTGTCGGTCTGGCCGGTGACGAGGGTCGGGCCGGGGTTCTCCGAGACGATCCATGCGAGCAGTGCCTCGAAAAGCGTGGTCTTGCCGGAGCCGACCGGCGCGGAGATGACGATCTCGGTGTTCGTATCCTTGGCAATCTCGGCGATGGGCTCGTTCATCCACGGCGAGGTGGCGGGGTCGAATCGGGTATTGCGGGCGGAGTGTGGGACGACGACATGCCGGCGCATCCACTCGACCGGCGTGAGTCGCTTGCCTGCATTAAGTCCACGGATGAAAGACTCGATCAGCATGAGAGGTATTTCTCGAGTTCACGGGCAAGCGTTTGCTTTATTCTATCTGTTTCAGAAGAAAATATTGGCTGAGTTTGCGCTGCGGTAAGCCCTTCGACCCTGCCAGGTAATTCTCTGCTGAGCGCATCAAGTTGAGCGGCAACAATCGTGCCAAGAGTTAATCCCATTTCTTCGACTTTGTTTTTCGGAATGTGCTTCCCGCGAAATACCTCAAGGGAATACTCCAGCTTATCGCCTTCGAGCTTCACCTTGCGCAGGCGAGCCGAGGCTAAATCGACGACGCTCTCGCCGGTGGACTTGGCCTCGGCGGCAATCTTTCGGGCGCCTCGGCGAGTGTAGCCGCCCGTGGCGACTAGCTCATCGATCACAGGATTCGATGGGTGGCCGCGTCGGCGTTTAGTCGTTGTCGGCTTGGTGGTTGGTTTTGGTTTCTTCATGGCGAATAGGCGGAACTGGGCTTGTGA